CATATCAATTGAAACATCAAGCATCGGCTCAGTGCATCGATCCCGTATCCATTTACTAAGATTGCCACCGCTATACTTCCTCGCGTTTTGTTCCATCTTCTTTTTTTCGTCGGGAGACATCCTTATAAATACTTTCACATTTTGATGCTGCTTTTTTGACCGCATAACTAATGACCTCGGCTAATAATATTCTCCTTATAACTAGCCATACAGCGCCAATCATGTCGATAATTCTTTTCTTATCTGCGCCATTGTGAATGACATTATTAGCCCTGGATCAATTTTACGCCCTTTTGGCATAGCGCATTCATCATGCCCGCAAATATTAGCTGCTGATATCCCAAAGTCAGCCATCAAGCCCCGCAAAAGTTTGATCAACGCTTTTTCCTGTTTTTCAGTTGCAGCATCCCATAGATGCCCTCCTCGCTTAACAGGATTGGCTATTTTCGTGCCATTCCATGCCAGACCATCTCCATTAAGAAGGCCCCAACTAAGGAGAGACACAGATAAGTGAGTTCTGTTAGGAGACTGACCGCTCCAATTAGCTTTCCCAGCATGATTCACCGCCTTGGCTAGATTAGCCGTTTGATGCAGTAGCCCCTCACGATCAATTATGAAGTGATACCCGCATTTTGATTTATCCATTTCACGCTTTACGCGTTCTAAATTACCATCAGCGGTATAATGAACCGTAATACCAGTAGGCAAAGCAGGCCAAGCAGTTGTTCCTAGCCTGTCTATCTCCCAATAGCTGTGTGCTTTTTCATAAATGCTTTTCAAGTTAAAGCCTCAACAAGTTTAAAAATCGCATCTTTCAAGTCATTCAATAGTATATCTTTTTCCTCACCGCTTAAATCTGCAAGCTCATCATCAATATCGCCCGAACCATTAATTGCAGCAACAAGGTCAGGCGCAATGGTTAAAGCCTTCATAGCATCGAATATGTCCAATTTCCCATCGGCTTTGGCATCTTTTATAGATACCGCTATACTCTTCACCAAACCAATGGCCTCTTGAGTTTCTTTTATTCCCTTCATTGGTTTCTCCTATGATATAATTTTCTTGCTCCAATGGCGTGGAGCTATGCCCTTGGGCAAGCTCCTTTTCTTCCCCGCAGGCAGCAACTATTAAAATTAAAAATAACTTCCTCAATATCTTCGCCTTTTACCTAATTCTTTTTCAATCCTATATAAAGCCTCTTCCGTTCTTTGCTCTTCATACTCAATTCTTGCTTGCAACTTAAGTTGCTCAACTTGTAGTGCCCTGATATTCTGATTTAAATTATCCACATATTTAAACATAAAAGTACCTAGCATTCCGAAGATGCCTAGAATCAATCTGTTTATGAGGTTGTTATAATCCATGATATGCCTTGTGTTATTATAATCCATATAGAGGATATCGTACAATGATTAGCGATGAATTGCTCAAAATATACGACGAGATGGAGTTGAAAGCCACGCCTAGACCGTGGTCTAGTTTCATTCGTCGTCGTCCTGGTTATGGAAAATTGGTTTTTTGGGAAAGAAGGCCACTAATGGAAGTGATCTTCGATTGTGAGCAGGATGCTCGCTACCTCGCATTTATAAGAAACATCGTCCCAGAGCTCGTAAAGGAAGTTCGGGAACTAAGGAGGGAGCTTGCACAATTACGAAGAAATAAAACTGATCCTTAGCATCACATGGATGCTTGTAATCCTCTATATCATGTACAGGCTTGATCAATGAGTTTAATCATTGCCTGCATAGTCATTTTCAAAAAATGGAGAAATAAAAAAAAACGAGAGATAGACCAATGGATTTACTGGTAAGGCACACACAGCCTAGCCCCATTCACACCAAGGCTTTCATAGTATCCAGCCACACAAAACGGTTGACCATATTTGATATGAGAATATAATGCGCGAGCGCCAATAATATCGTCAGGCTGCAAAACCGTGAAATAATATAGATAGTTCATGATGCTTGGCGGTTGATTCACCTCCACATACATATCGGCAAGCCCAACAAGATGTCCCATTTCATGTAAAATGATCGTAGCTCTATAGTCTCGCTGCGAATAGGCAAGCTGGATAATGCCGTTTGTTGGCTCTGCGTATGATCTATTGATATAAGCATTGACTATAAATTTGTAAGATCGTGTCGAGTTTTCCCAGATAACCGTAGGATTCTTGTAAGGCCAATCAATCGCGCTCGCCCATTGGGTAATAGCTGCTGCAATTTCAGTCCTGATTGCCTCTGATTCAGCTTGATTCATCACAAGCCCATGCTGCCAAAGCCCAAAATAGACTACGCCTGCGTTTCGCTCAATGTGGCTATATAAACCGTATTGAGAAATTGGTATTGGCAAAGCTCCGTAATTTACTCTTGGCTTTGCGGTGAGTACCGCACTGAAACAGAATAGAATGAATGATAGATAATACTTGCCCATACGTGGCTATCCTCTCGATAAGTGCGGTAATTGCCTGCATGTCCCACAAATAAATGGCAATTTATTCCCATTTTTTTAGATTCGCAAAGAGTGATTAGATTGGAAGGATCCAGCTCAAGCTCAGGCGCTATGTGGAATGGAATTTTGTGGTGTACTTCTAGCTTTTCTTTTCCACCACATGCTGCACATGTAGAGTTAACCGCAAGGAAATTAGCTCGAAGCTTTTTCCATTGCGGAGATCGTTTAGCGAATAAGGGAGCTTTATTGCTGATTAAGTCCTTCAACCCCACGCAAAACCCTTTCAGCCGTTCGACGTTTAAGCCACATCGATGCTTCTTGAAGCTTGGTTATTGCAATTGCATTTTCTCGACACGGAAAGGATCTATTAGCCTCGGTTAACATGTGTTCAACAGCAGATATGATACAATCTATCTGACAGCCATTCACGCCTTTTTCTCGAACAGGCCCATTTTGCAAGTTGAATGTAAGTGAGTTCTTGTCCCTGCGAATATAGATATACTTGAAAGGTCTAATCTCCGTTTCAAACCACTGATAATCCATCTGTCCGCTTGAGTTAAACTTATGCGGATACTTTTCTCTTAAGCAATCCATCTCAACGACTTCAAAGCCCTCAATACTTTTCGCGTCGAAATATTCAAGCATCACCAAAACCCCGCAATCATTCCAGCGACTAAGAAGTCAACCGCATCATGCGTTTCCTCTTTTTCGCACGGTTTCCAATCATCACCAAAGTCTCGCTGAAATAAATACTCCTCGCAGCGATCTCGACTAGTGGGCAATCTATCACTGGGAAACAAAGATTCGTCGAGCAATATTTCTGCCGTCTTAGACTGATCGCCATCTCGATACGCATGATAAGCAGCCTGAAAGATCGCATTCTTTGGCTGCCTGTCTACCTGTGAGCGAAGCACGAAATCAGCTACATCATCGGTTTCGCCTGTAAGCTCCCCATCCAGCCAGATTTTTAGCACGTCAAGATGAGCAAGAAAACCGCGATTGATGACTGGAATCGCAGCCTCTTCGGTTGGAATTGGCGTGCCGCTCCAGGAGCCTGAGAGGTACTTGTAGAGCCGTTCCATGGTTAAGATAAGGCCAGGAGACATGATAACGCGAGAAATGCCTTCAGCAGTATCTGTCGGCCTTCCTAATACGTAACGATTTGCATCAACGTAAGCCTTGAACCGCGCAAGAGCTGGAAGGTCTTTACTCTTGTAAAGTTGCACGAAAAGCATCAGCGCCATGTCCTTTGAGAAGTCAGATTGACTTTCTCCCTTATCGAAGCAGTCTTTCTCAGGCGAGCGATACCAGCGGCCATTGTCTTCAGACTTGAAAAGATCGGCATCTTTACACCCCCCACTGGCAAGGCATAAGGCAGTAAAGCCGACAGAGTCGCAACGTGAATGAGCATAACCATGCTCATTTAAAGCTTGCGATTGTAGCGATAGATACAAGTCACGCTTCGCTAGCAATGGATCTGGAGCCGCTGGAGAATCTTTTTTTTCTGACTTCGAACACGAAAATAAAAGTAAAATTAAAAGATATTTCAACATTTAAACCGCCCTCCTTTCGAGCGGGAGGGTTGGTTAGGCTATGCGCACGGCCCTTACTGTGCCCTGCATTCTTGCATTCGCCCCTGTCGGGGTGGCTTTGCCGTAGTAATTAGTGCTGCTACTAAGATTCACAGTAATCGACACATACGTGCCTGGATTGAGTGCAGTTCCAGACGCGAATACTTGTGTACTGTTACCAGTTGTATTGCTTACATCAGAAAAAGTCGTAGCCCCAGAATCTGTAGATATACCTATTGCAACTGCGCTAAGGGATGCAGCGCCAGTGGTGCGGCTAGAGTTCTCTATTCTCCATACGCCGGCTGTAAGAGCCAATACAGACGTAGTCGACCAACTTCCATTAGTTGCGGTATTAAAATCATAAGTTACTTCTTTTATCTCCCCCACATACCCAGCACTAATCGCAGCGCCAGTCGTCAAACCAGGCGCTTGCCCAGCCTTATAAGCGCCTTGAACGCTAGCCGTTGCAAGCGTCACATTCGATCCATCCACCTGCAACGGAAACTGAGCACCCAAAGCAGGAGCATCAAGCTTGTATTGAATATAAGCCGAGGCAAAGCCTGTGAAGTTAGGAAGCGTAGCGACAAGATTCGTTCCGCTCATTGAGAACGTAACTATTGGAGAGCCGCCTATGTCGTCGCCTGATATATCTGCAGCAGCTACTTCATAAGTTCCTGCTCCGTTCTTTACTACTTGAACTATGACAACCGCACGATAATCAGTAGTAGCATCGACGTAAACAAATCCCGTGAGAATTTGCCCATCGTATGCAGACATATTTTGCACGGTTGTAGCACCGTTATTCGCGAGCGAAACTCTTGTTGTCGTCGGAGTGAAGCCGGTTTTTGACGATAATGAGGCCAAGGTAAATCTCCTTTTTAAACGATTTTTCTTTGTCTTTTGCCTGTATAATGACTTACCGTTGATTGATGAAGCCCGTATTTTGCTGCAATATCCTTATTTCTCATTCCCATCTTATGATCATTAAGTAGTTCTAAATATTGCTCATTAGATATTTTTGATGAATAGTGCTTTTCACCGCTGACTTTTTCTCGGAGCTTTCTAGCAAAATTATCTCTCAGGCCAATTTCCCATGAATGCCTAATATTTTCCGCATGAGTAACGTACTCCAAATTATCTATGCTATTATTTTTTTTATTGCCATCTTTATGATTGACTTGCATGCCATTTTCTTTTGGGCCTATCCATGCTAAGGCAACTAAAGTATGCACGAAAAAGGAATGACCTTTACCATTTTTGCATAAAGCAACTTTCATATAACCCTCTGGAGATTTTGCAGCGGATAATTGCTTTATTCTTTTTATATGATAATTATGTGCTCTCACAGAAAGAGATAAAACTTTACCGTCTTTAGTGCATCCATAATTATCAAAACCAGGAATGATCTTGTATTCATCCATATATTTTCCTTAAAACTTAATAATGTAGTTTACGCCTTTGTTGAGAGGACGAGTTTCGTTGTCGCCGCCGCCGTTGACTGTTGATGCTGGGCACGTACCTGTTACGGTATGGGTATGGTCTATGTTAGTTGAGTTAGTTGTTGGATTCCTTCTGAATTGCTCTCCACCTGATGCATAGTTGCTTGCCCCTGATAGAGAACCGCCATTATACGAAAGAAAATCCCCTGAAGCACCAGTATGTGAGTGAGAAGTTAATGCCCCTGACCCTGTAGCTGCAGCAGAACCACCTGATAAAGATTGCGATGCCGTAGTAAAAGCATTTACAGGCACCTTAGTCTTAGTCGTCTGCCTACCACCCAACGTAACAGAATCTAAACCGCTCGGACTTCCAACACCACGAAGAAAAAGGCCGCGATAATCAGGCACACGGAAATCTGTCCCTGCTGGTGCAGCGAAAGCTGAGCCGGTTGTCTCGTTTGTTTGTGTGTCGTATGTTGTCCCGATCAATGCAAATAAAGCTGCATAAGTAGTTCGTGATATTGCTGATCCATCGCATAAAAGCCAACCGCTCGGAGCAGTACCGCCTGCATAGGCTTTCACTGTTCCCACTGGCGAGGCTTCTGTGACTATCGCGCCTTGTTGAAATCGTTTAGCCATATTATTCCCCTCCGCGAACAAAAGCTTGATAAGCCTCGATTACAGCGATTTGTGCTTCATCAGTCACTTCAACGGTTGTTTCCTCTGTTGCTACCGTAGCGAAGCCTTGAGCATCGAGTATATGCAAACCGTCTTCATTAAATAAGTATTCACCCGCTTGTATTGTGATCTGCATATTCCCCTCAAATCTTGATAATGTAGTTTACATAGGCGTTTATGGGACGGGTTTCGTTGTCGCCTGCTCCGATTGTTATTGTTTGCGCAGCAGCAGTCAAAGAATGACTTATCGATGGTGTCTGGGAATCTGTGAAATGAGTTTGAGTAGCAAATGCACCAGCGGCGATACCTCCGCCAGTTCCTGTATCTCTGTTTGATCCGCCTTCAACATATGCTCTATGACTATGTGCTGATTGCGATATTGAACCGCTAACAGAACTAGAAGCTGCACTAGCCGTTAAGCCATTTTTCTTAGTGGCCTCACCCTGCACACTCCCAACATTATCACCAGTGTTCCCGCCTGAGTTTGCAGCAGTCCGAGATGCTCGGTCAGGATCTCGCGCGATTCCACCATCTCTTCTGCGCATAATGCGGCCACGATAATCAGGAAGATTGAACGTCGTCGAACCATCCCCAGAACCGTGAGCAGTAGAAATTGCAGAAAAGAGCGCAGCATAAGTTGAGCGCGATACAGCAGAGCCATCGCAAAGAATCCAGCCCTGCGGAGCCGTAGCACCCGCAAATGGAAGAACAACACCCGAAGGAACAAAGCCTAAATATGCCATTAGAAAATCTCCCATCCTGAGCCGTTGCTCATGATCTGCAAAGATTCAAACCGCGCAATTGTTCGAGGCGTTACACCTGGATCAACGCCATCAATAGTTTGACTACTTGTCGTTGATATATTTAAAAGCACGCCAACATTCATATTGGATTTTATCACAAAGATTCTACCAGCACCCGCTGAGGCAGCACTCGGCAATGTCACAGCATAGTTAGATGCACCGCTTGCAGATATAAAGTAATCGCTCAATGTGATCGAAGCTGCTGCAGTAACCGCTCGATATGAGCCTTGCTGTGCGTTGTATTCTATAGAATTCAAGGATCTCATAGACCAAGAACTTAAAGCTGTATTCCAGCTAAATTCAACCCATCCGCGCTTCACATCGCAAACCAGCGACTCATTGGTTGCTAGGTTATCGATCTTTTCGCCTGTGGCCGGAGTAACCGTAAGGTTAAAAGTGTCCCAAGTTTCATTGGCATCAGATACCATTATGACTGAACCAGCGACACCAGCGGGTAGAGTTATCGTAAAAGCACCGCCTGCTGTATTCGTTAAATAGTGCGTGCCAGCTTGAGCAGTAAGCCCACTAGAAACTGGCGACGGTTGAAGCCCTCCGCCTCCCGAACCTCCGGCCAAAACCCAGCGAGATAATCCTGAATCATAGACAAGAGTAATTGCAGCATTGTTTTTCAGAGTAAAATCGACTCCGGTTCCAGTATAGATCCGGTTTGCTGCAGTCGCTCCCGTATCATTCTTAACCGTGATAGATGATCCAGTCTCATTTACTAAAACGTAGAGCTTTCCACCCGATGGACTTCCGATCATTTGTAGATCTGCAGCAGAACCAGTTATGCGCTGCAGAGTTTTTCCAGTGGTAGCCGTAATGGTGTTTGATGATATTGTCGCAGTCTCAGAAGTATAATAAACATTCGCAGCTTTCCATTTAGAAGCCGCGTTATCATAGATTAAATATTGTCCATCGGTAGGGGAAGCCGTAAAATCGATGTCATCCAAGTCTTTGAGCTTTTCCGCTCCTCGCCCATGAGTAACGAAAACCGCGAAAGTATGAGGTCCGCCACTATTTGGCGTTGTTACATCGATTTTTGTTTTCAAAAATCCTGCAGTTGCCGCGATTGTCCATCCAGCTGCTACAGGATCGGAAACTCTCGTCAAGTTCGGATGAGTACCCGTGTATAAGAGCACCTTTAAGTCCGCAAACTGCACACCAAAGTTATGGTCAATAGTCGTCACTGTTGAGTCAGCAACACTTGCTGCAGTGTCCCAACGTCCAGCTAGATCATCACCAATATTGGTATAAAGTGTTTCAATGCTCGCATGTAAACCGCTGCCTCCAGCAGTTCCTAGAGCGGGATGGTCTAGCTTGCTGCGCCCGACTATTGTCATAATTCAACCCCATATCGCTTTAAGTGTTCAGCCCATTGTTTTAATCGTGACGCTAAAGCTTCTATATCATCCTCACCAAGCGTCATTATAAAACCATCGCAAAGTAAACCGTGAGAATTTTTCTTTGCATGTAATGACATTAAACGAGTATAGCCGCAAACAGGCGACCAATGCTCAATCATATGCATTCTATAATAAAATCCAGATTTCTTAATTTCTTCAGCATCAACATATGATTTAATATTTAGTCCACTCAGGATAGATAAAGCCTTGATCAAGTTCCCATCGCTCAACTTTGGTACTCCCATCAGCAAAAACCGTAAAAAGTTTTCTTGGTGTCCTCAGTCTAGCTCCGTAAATAAAATTTATCGATCCCTTATCATTAGAAATAAGAGCCGCTAAATTCTCAAAGTTCAAAAATTCATCTCCAGCGACTCTAGCAAACTCCCTAACCTCACGAGTGATAAAGTGCTTGCCTTCTATGCTAACCCAAAGCAACCCTTCCTTAGATTGCATCGCGGCCATATCGGTCAATTGCGAGCTTGCGCTATTCCAAACCCCAGAGCGTGATGGCTTTGAAACCCATTCCATCTTCCAACGAAACAGCCATCGGTTCCCAGGATCGCTTCTTAAATGAGCGTGAGGATCGTAACTATGCTGTATATGCATAGCTAATTACGGTATCAAATTGCACAATGCCGCCATCCGTACTTGCCAAATGCAAATAACTACGCAGACGAATATGACCACGGTTTCCTAGCACTGTATCAGTTGACTTGCCAATTTTGCCGGTTACAGGTGTCGTAGCGTCAACTTCGCTTGATCCGTTCCAGTAACTACAAGCGTCAACGTGAAGATCAAAGGCATTCGCTAAGGACAATCCGTCTTTACCTGTGTACGTTTTCCCGAAGATTCGCTTCTGACCAGTTGCTTCCCGTGCATAAGAAAATTGGTTGGCAGTGGAAACATCCCATGACATATCCATATGATAACCACGACTCAAACCATCGTTATTATTGGTAGTAGCGCCCGTATCTGCAGCGCCATAAGCTCCAATAGTTGTAAAGTCTGCTGCAGCCGTATTGGCTCCGCCGTATGTGCCGGTATATTGTTGCAGGTAGAACTTGACATCTGTTATAGGATCGGTTACGGCATCATGACGTATAAATAAATCTTGATGACCGGTATTGCCTGACTGTGATATAAGTGGCGCATATTGCCCGTTAGTCACTTGACCCATATCAAGCCCAGTACTGCCCCCAGCCAAACTGTCTGATACATTCGCGCCTGTAATGGTCTCGGACACCGTAATCGTTACTGCCATTTTTATGTCTCCTCGTTAATCGTTTGATTATAGCCGCCAACTATGCCAAGACCCGCGCCTGCGTAACCAGGGAAGGGCAAGATTTGCATTGACCAAAGCTCTACTGGAATTTGAATACCAGTCGGATTATAGCCTTTTGTCCTGATCATTGCAGGAACATTCTCGTATATAACCGAGCCAATTTCAATGTTTAGAAAAACAAAGTCACCGACATCAAGCAGAAGGCTTCTCCAAGTCAATGAACATTCCACGGTTTCAAATAGAGAAGAGCTCATTCTTAAAATTTCAATCAGCTGGTTAGATACATCTGCATCTATATAAAGGTTTGGGAATTCTATTTTTTTAGATATGAATTTCCCAATCTGGTTAAATGAATCGATATTATGATAGATACTGCTAACCCTACTTTGCTGATTCCTATTAGGGTGATAATCAAAACTAGCTTGAGCTCTATTGAAATTATTCCTTTCGTCAGTTCTTGGTCTAAAGCTCTTTTCGACTATATCCCAATTTTTTATAGTATATGATGGAGATGGATTCCAATCCTCAAAATGCAAGCTATTTATCTTGAGTTTCAAATTTTTATCGATGAAAACCTCTAATCTAACTTGTTCCAAAAGACTTAAAACGTATTCCATAACCGGAGTCGGTTCATTCTCCCATATCCTAGATTTTATCGTCGATATAGAAGATTGAGCCGGAGCAGCTTTATCTCTGTACGTTGTCCAATTTGAATCAAAATCACCTGATATAGCTCCTGCCTGTGTGATTAAAATATCTCTGGCCTGCCATACAATATTATCGTCATAAGTACTGAGATCTTTCCCTTTAACACGGACAAAAAACTCATCACCTTTTTCATAAAGATAGGCTGCCCCATCGGGAGCCCAAAGATTCCCTGTATTCTGTAGAATTTCAAAATAATTATTAGTAATAGCTACATTCACAACATCGGCGGGTGTAACTTGATAATAAACATCGCTTTTTTTAAGATACACGTTGGAATTATCAAAATACGTTAGATCATGTTCTGCGATTCGAAATTGTACAGCATCCCTTGAACCGCCTATTACATTTGAATTCGCGCCATTTAAAACATAAACTGGCACAATAGCCGGATCATTTTCTAAAGCTGTTGTATAATCGCCATAAATTACGGGTAGAACCTTCCCAACCGTTCCATCGTCAAGATCTGGATAAACCGTGCGTGAAAGCGTAGTTTTAGGGAATGAAACATTAAATTTTTCCCTATCATCTCGCGCTATAAAACTTACTGAGGAGACACTTCTGGAAAAGCCGCCGACCTCTGTTATTTTACCAGCAAAAATAGTCATGTAAGTCGCTGCTTGTTCAGCTAATCCGATCTTGACGATAATTGATCGACCAATAAAAGAATCATAACTACCACCACCAGGCAGGTATTCATTAAATCGACCATCAGCATTTGATAATTCTATCTGTAAAATACTAAATTGCAGCGATGGCGAGAGCCATTCCCCCACGGTTCTAGTGATTGTGGGAAAGACCAGCAAAGCTTCGTAAAAGATACCACCGACGTATTTATTCCTATCGCTGGCATATATATAGCCTCCACCAGGCTTTTCAATCTCTAGAACCATCTCGATTCTAGTATCAAGATTGTCTGCACAAGAATTAAGCAGAGCTTGATCTAAAATCGCAGCCGTTAGATAGCTTCTTCTATTGCTGCTGCTCATAGCGCCTCATCTACGGTTATATCAAGGTCAATATAGTCGGCATTCTGGCCTATTACTTTGTGGTTTTCTACCGGAATTTCAGCCAACTTACCAAATACAGCAAACCGTGAAGCATATTCAGGAGTCGGTATCCATAAGCATTTGAGCGATGTTCTAGCGGTATCAATCACTCCCACTAAATTATCATAATTGTCTTTATTAAAGTCTAACCGTCTGAAGCTCAGACTTACAGCTCGTTTCAAAGCCCTATCATTTGAAATGGCTGTATAACCTTCTGTTCTAATTCTATCAGCAAAATGTGTTTTCCTTCGTACCACGTCATCAATGAAGCATTCACCGTTAAATATGATGGATGATCCAAACACAATCGTACCTATCTTGATGTTTTCAGAATTCGTGGTATCCACAATTTGGAAACGCCAATACCTATATGATGTCAAAGGTAAAGTCGGACTAATCCAATAAAGATTTTCGCGTTCTACTGTCAGTACTTCACTCATACCGACTATGACAAAAGTCGGATCATTTGAACCTTGCATTGTTACTGATGCTGACGTTGTGAAGTTATGACCCAATATCGCTAAGGTATCGTTAAATATACCCTGCGATATTTCCGTGTCGCATTGGATAGTGACTACTTTTGCAGTCGCCTGATATCTCTGCTCAACTATGTCAGTATTGACATTGTTGATCCCAAAGTCTCCGGCTTCAGTTCCCCCAGAAATGACTGACCAGTTTGTGCCAGATGTTCCGCGAGATGGGAAGTCACAAAGAATCCTAAGATTCGTCGTATTGTAGATCACTTGTGTAATTTGTGTATGCAATCTATACGCTGTAATGCGTTCAAGCTGCGTTCTCAAGTGTGCGCATATAAACGGTGCTAGGTAAGGCTCAGATAAATAAGCATCGGTTAAATAGCCTTTGCAGAACTCATGACTGACTGGGCCGCGTCCAAACTCGGTTCGAGTAGTTTTGGAACCGTTGAAAATATGTCGTTTAAACTGTGTATTGATTCCAGGGTTAGATACAACTCGCTGTTTGATTTGAGTGAACGTATCTTGATCTGAGACAACTTGACGCTGATATTGGGTTCTGATCGTTGCAAGACCGCTATCAATTCGTCTGTCAAATTGTGAGGGCAAGAGTGCAGCACTGAAAATTGCCCTATCAAATTGGCTGTAAACCGTATGAGTATTATTGGCTATTAATCGATCAAATTGACTACGAATGATTGCAGAAGCTTCTACTCTGCGTTCAAACTGGGTTCTGATATCAGTGTCTGTTTCGATTCTCTGACTGACTTGAGTTCTTATGTCAGCATCAGCTTCTATTCGTCGCTGTATTTGAGTATTTATTGCAAATACATTGTCAGCAATCCTACGTTCCAATTGAGTTCTGACATCAGTATCAGTTTCGATCCGTTGCGCGATCTGAGTTTGAATATCGTTATTAACTCGTATGTGCTGCGAAACTTGAGTATTGATCTCGCCAATGCCAAAGCCTGTGGCATACGGAGAAATTAAATAGGCAAATTCAAGGTAACCGTAAAGAGTTAGATTCATCTAATTCCCCTCTGGCTTATGACGAACTTGCCATCTAGCGAAGCTCTGCGAAGTTCTTCGGTCATTTGCGGAATCAGTTTACCTCGAATGTAGCCCTCATCCATAGTCGTTTTTGCATCTATGTTGACTTCGATATTGACAACAGTATTACCTGTACTTGGCGATTGACCACGATTGATATTATTGAGCAAGCCAAGCCCAGCTGCTTCCACTCCCCTACGATTAACTATAAATTCCCCAGGTGTGAGAGCAGCAGCTACGGTATCTGTACCCATACCTGGAATATTCGCCAAATTTTCCACCAAACCGCCTTTTGCAAATTTCATGATATCGCCTGGAATTAAATCGATATCACCCCAAAGATCACCGCTCCAGCTTCCCAATCTTCCTGCCGATATACTCCAGCCAACTGCAGGGATTTTCAAACCATTAATAAGATCAATGAAAACATTGAAGACCTCTTTTACTGGTTTCATAACTTCTTCAAAAGCCTTTCTGAACATTTCCCCTGCAGCTCCAAACGCCTCATTTACAGCCTCTTTCATGCCTGAAAAATCTAGTTTAAATAAGCTAGAGAATAGTTTCCCAATAGCTCCAAAGAAATCTTTTAGTCCATTAAAAGCATCTAATAAAGGCTCAGCGATCTTCTGACCAATTTCTGAAAGCGGTTTAATGATGTTTTGATCAACAAATTCCCAGATACCCGTTAAAGCCGAAATAAATGGACTAATTATATTGTCATAGACAAAAGTCCATACCTCTTTGATTCCGTTCAACAATGGCTTGATGATGTTTTGATATACAACGTCCCAGACAGCTTTTATTCCAGAAATGAATGGTTTTATTATTGTGTCGTAGACCCAAATCCAAACGGCTTTGATAGCTTCATAAACTGGTCGCAATATATTTTCCCAGACCCAAAGCCATACAGCTCTTATCCCTTCATAAATTGGTCGTATTATATTATCCATCACCCATTGCCATACTGCTTTTATACCGTTCCATATCCATTGCCAAGCTTGGGTAAACCAATCAACACCCTTTTTAAAAGCTTCTTCAATACCATCTGTCAGATTTTGCAGCGGATCTTTTGCCGCATCCATCAATTCGCTGACTTTGAAGATTTTGGATGCTGATCCAACAAATTTATTCGCAGCAGATTGCATTGATTTAGTATCGATTGGAATTTTAGGCGGCTTGATTCCTTTAAATAAATTCATGAATCCTCGAATCAATCCTTTTATGACGCCTTGCACCATCTTTGCTACTCCTTTAACAAAGAGCTCAACCAACTTAGGCATCATTTGGATTAATTTTATGAAGATAACGGGTATCACCTCAGCAACACGCTCAAAAAGTGTAGGTAAAGCATCTAAGAATGCGGCAATAAAATCAGGTATAAGGTCAACGATTTTAACTAAGACAGCTGGTAATGCTTCCGCAATTTTACGAATACCTTCAGGGAAAGTGTCGAGGAATTTCTGTATAAGACTAGGAATATTCAGAATAATTCTTAAGAAGTTTTTAGGAAAGTCAATCAAAGCCGAAAGGTATTTATCAGCATTCATGAAAACATCAATCACGCTTCCAATCCATCCTGCTGCTTGAGTAAAGCCAGAAGCCATTAAACCACCAGCATTACCTAGCATGGACGCCACTTTTTCACCGCCTTCCCATACTTTGCCCATTGTATCTGAAACGACTTTTCCGGCTGGAGAATCAGTAACAGGAGCAGCGATGCTCTTAAGTTTATCCATTCCGGCTTGCATATAGCCTAAGAACTTATCGACTGGCTCTTTGCCGAAAAGATTGTTCCAAGATTCCTTAAATTTATCTATCCAGTCTCCAAACTCCATTTCGGATATTTCTTTTTGAACTTTTGCATTCTCGATTAGTAGTGTTCTTTGCTCTTGCAGCTTCTTAACTAAATCATCATTCTTACCCCACATGATGATATAGCGCTCTATTTGAGCATCTAGCGATATTAGTTCATCCTTCAATGCCGCTGCAATCTCTTGCCTTTTCGTAAGTTCTGGAGCAGCTATCGATTTTTTTAGCTCATTATTTTTATCTATAATCTTCTGCAAAAATTCTTCTTGCTCTTTTAATACCTTATTACCTTCTTGTTCCATTTCTTTTTGTTTGCGTTCTTTTGCAGCTTTCAAAGCGGCTTTTTCTGCCGTATTAAGAGATGAATAAGCTGCAATTATTTTTGCAGCTGATTCTCCCGCCACAGGACCAATTCTTGATAGTTGTTCCTCTAATTTTCTTACGGCTTCCCGTCTATCGTCAAAGTCTGAAATTATCTGTTTTGTTTCATCGCCGGAGTTTTTTATGATATCTTTTTTTGAGTTAGTTATAATGTCATCTAATTCTTTTAATCTATCTTTTCTGAATTTACTTAATTCAAATTCGGCTTTCTTCAACTCTTCCAAAGATTTTTTATACTCTTCTATGACTTCTTTGGAATCTTCTGTACTTTCCAAAAACTTTTTAGCCAAAAGTTCTGACTGATTTTTAGCTTTTATTATTGATTGAGTTACTTTCTCATATTCTTCCCCAAGAACTTCCACTCGTAATGAAACTATATCTATAGATTTTCCAGCCTTAGTCAGAGCTTCTTGTCTTATGGCTAAATATTTAGTTTCATCACTAGCTTGTTCAATTGTTTGGCCGAAAGCTTTGGCTGCTAAGCCTGTAGATGCAAAAGCATTATCAATTTTTTCGAAAGAATTAAATATACTTTGTGATAAAGTTTCAATCTTTGAATCAACGTCTATAATTGAAGCTATAAGATTATCATCTTCAACTGAAAATAATTCTTGTAAATAAAGCTTTATTCTTTTTAGGACTAATCCTAAACCAGCTATGCCAATGATTATCAATTTTATCGATTGAACAATCGTAGTTGATACGGCTGATATTATGTTTTTTATCTGATCCCATTTCTTTCCAAAATCATCTAATACAGAGCTTTGCTCATTAATCTCATCAGAAGCTAAAGCCATTTCATCTATCAATTCCGAAATAGCAAAAAATACAGCAGTTAATCCAGCGGCTATTAAAGTTCCTTTTATGAATAAAGGATTGGTCAAAATAGCGATGGTAAATAATCCAACTGATTTTGCTGCTGCTAAAAAATATGTACCTACATTTGCTATTAGTCCAATAAATCCAGCGGCTAATAATCTTTGCAAGTTTATTATAACAGCACTGAGTGAAGTAGTTGCTACAAGGTTGGCTTTCATTGAAATATTTAGAGCGTTGAATGCGGCAGTTAATGCTGTTTGTACAATAGTGCTATTGATAATAATCGCATTCAAAAGCTTCCATGCGCTAACTAAACCTAGAACTGACAGAGATATTGATAAAATCAAACCTGATACTTTTAGGAAAACTGATATAACATCAGCTATTGACGAAGTAACGAACAATATCGGTTCTGGAATTTTATTCAAGATTACCCAAAATTCCCTCACAGCCCTACTGAGAGATAAACTAACTATTCCAGCCTTACCGAATTTTAAAATGAATTGATCCATTAAAACATCTATAGACTTTTGAACGCCTGTTAAAGTTTTGAGTTCACTTGACACAGCGCCTACAATTGGAGCAGTTTGTTTAAATAATTCGTACAGTCTAGTCTGTAGTTTTTCTTGCTCGCTCATCTCTTCAACGGTTTTTCCAATTTGATACGCATATTTAGAATGTGCTAAAGCAGTATTCTGTAAATTCACCCCTACGGTAAGAAGTGAATCGGAAGACATTCCAGACAAACCTTTTGCTATTCTTAATATAATATCATTTAATTCATAACCAGACGTTGAAGATAAATCCATACCAGCAACTAGAACTTTTTGCATATCTGAGAAACTAAGTTTTATTGCGGTTCCTTCAGCGACTAAAACTTTAACTGACTTTTGTAGTTCTTGAGCTGAAAAATTAGTTTCATTCATTGCTTTATTTATGATGCTATTCCATTGCTCTATACTTCCAACCTTATCAGCCCCAAACTCTCTATTGAATCCTTTTATTGTGAACATAAATTGATTAGCTATTGCATCAGCTTTATTAGCTCTTTTAGTAAATTCTCCTAAAACATCTATCATTTGCGATCCTAGCCTATATGCTAGGCTTCCTATCTGGCCTATCAACAATGTAATGACGCTTGAAAGACCACCGAAAGCTATAGATGCTGCTGTTACTACTGCTCCAGTTAATTTAACAAGTGTATTTTCAGACTCAAGCATATGAAAACCAAGTACAGATAAAACCGATGAGAGTTTTTCTCCATATTCAGCTAATAATACGAAGCCATTACCAGGTAGAGTTTTGAATAAAACTTTCATTATATTATTAAAATTAAAAGCATCTTTAGTAAGATTGGAAAACATCGATGAAACTTTATTTGACATCGTCGAAAATATGTTAACAAAATCTTGATTCGTTTTATTGAAATCTGAAACTAACTTGCTCCATCCAGACGAAAAATACCCGCTCATCAATGAAGAGAATTTTATAGTATTTTCTATGATTGATTGGAATCCTGCTTTTATATAGGAATCAATTTTGGCTATTGATATCGTTGTTACATTCATTATCGAGTTAAAAGCACCAATAAACGCTATAGAACTTTTATTTGAAAATTCTAATATCTTATTTATTGAACTCGAAATAATCGATTTTATAGAGTTATTTAACAAGTCTAAAGATTTTACAAAAGATTGTGCTGCATCTTCAAAAGATTTTATTTTAGTTATTCCGGTTTGATCATTAAAAAACTTAGCATATTCTTTAATTGACTTTAAAAATTCTGGAGCTGACGATATTAAATACTTTTCTGATGCGACAATTCCCAATGAAACAAGGTTTATTTGCCCTCCATATCGTAAATACGCTTCAGCTAAAACTGACAAAGATTGTACGATTACATTACTGTATTTTCCTAATGATCCTGATAGTTCTTTAAAATCACCAAAAACATCTAGCGATGAGCTGAATATTTTTTCTAATTGTTTAAACTTAGCGACGGTACTCTTGCCGATTTTTATAACCATTTCATCTATAGCATTTTCAAAATATCTTTCCGGCTTAGCCGCTCCTATGCCTTTTGCCCATCTATTGAATGATTGAGCTATACCCTTTTCAGCTTCAGACAGTGGTATTTTAGTTAAATCAGCCCATGTAGTTTTGTTTTCAACCGTAAAAAATTCTTTAATTTTCCACGTTAGAGCGTTTTTAACTCCAACTTTGGACACCCAATTGTTATATTTTTCAAATGTAAATTTAAGACCGTTTATAAATGAGCCAAAACTTTCATTTAACAGTTTAGTTCCTCTTATGATTCCTTTTACACCCTTTACAATATTACCTTCTAAATCAACTCCAACAATAACAGAGGCAAATTTAGTAGCATAAATTGCACCAAAAGCGACCAAGCTTTTGCTTAAAACATTAAATGCATCATTCATGGAAAATATAGATTTTTCCGTGTTGTTTATAGCTTGTTGATATGCCTGCTGAGTTCTAGTCTGTGCTTTTATAGTTTCATTGAGCCGATTTATAGAGGCATCTAGTTTCTCTATACTAGATTGAAAGTTCTGCGCTTCGTTTTTAGCTTTGTCACCATTTACTTTTATATCATAAACAAGTTGCTCATTAGTTATCGCCATCATTTACCCCTAGCAGGCTTAGGTGCTTTAGATTCTTTTCCATCACCTAGAATTGCTCGCGCTCGACTATAAAACTTCTGGTCACTATAGCGTAACAGAAATACACCTAAAAGCTCAATGAACCATGCAGGCTGTTCCGATATTCCACCGGCAGACCATAGAGAACCAGTTTCAGCACAGATTACCAATGATAAGTAAATTTGCGATATGCTAGCATCCCAAGTCGCCTTGCCTGGGCAAAAGCCGAATTGCTCGCCTTCTTTCGTGATCATTATTGGAAATACCGAGCCATTATCTTTATGCGTGAAATCTTCGCGGGGATCGGCGCACCTTCGGAGAGCTTTGATATCAGGAGGGCACTTTGCGCAAGAAAAAGCCTTTGCTCGCTCAGGCGGCGCAAAAGCTAATTCCATTAGTGCTATTATTTTTTTTTCAAATCTTCAGTGAACTTACTTGTGGCGTTTTGGCGTATAGTGAATAAATCCATTACCGCGCCTATAGCTTGCAAACCTTCCACAATTTCTTTAGAGCAGGAGCCATCACTATCACGCTTGTATTGTATGCGATCAGGTAACGGCACATAGTCTGGATTCTCAATATCGACCAGAGCCTGTCTAACATCCTCCTGGATGAATGACATCTGAATTTGAATTTGTCCGTCCTTCATCGTTGTCTGTGCATTCTGAACCCTGGCATTTTGATCAAAAGACAGTACTTTACGCAAAACAAACCGAGTCGGTTGCTCTCCGTCCTTAAACCGTAAAAGGGATTCATCCCCCGACTTGAGATAAGCCGCCCAAGTTTCATCATCAGTGATCGGATCTCCAGACCATAAAAGCGAAGAGTCAGCCCTTACCACACATTTTAGGGTTTCAGTTCTGCTTGGTAACTTCAGAGCCATTTTGATGCCTTTCAAGATAAAATTTAATCGCTTTGCAAATCTCAGCGCTAACACTCGCAGAGCTAGCTTGCTTGATCTTATTAGCCAAATCATTGGGAACATTGATAGTTAACCGTATTGATTTTTCGAGACTTTTCGGCCTCCCTCTAGTCTTTTCCATACTTTACCTCGCTGGCTTAACCGTGCCAAAAAAATGTTGGATTGTCAAATTTAAGCGCATAACTTACTCTTGACTTTAATTATGCGCTTAACTATATTCCTTCTTGTCAGGAAGTAAAGAGAAATAACCGGAGAGAAGAAAATGACAGTAGCTCAAATCATCCTCGATCAAATCAAAACTATGGACAAAATGGCTCTATGGGCATGGGGAGCGAAGAACTATGTTGGCGGGAAAACAATGTTGCAGTTTGATTGTAATGGTCCAAAACATAAGGGGAAAATCCAAATCCATTTAACCCCCGCAGACGAATACCGCATCGAAACTTGGAAAATACGGGGAGTTAACGCAAAGAAACTAGACACAGTTGACGGCGTTCATGCTGAAGACTTGGTCATAGTCCTTGATGAATTGATTGGCTGATTATTTCCCTTGACTTTAATTATGCGCTTAATTATATTCCTTCTTGTCAGAGGGAATATAACTAAGGAGAGAGAAATGGATCAGCAACAAAGAATAAAAGCAGACTGGGATAAAGCATCACAAGGGAATTTGCAGGTCATAGTTCATGATGATTGCATTTTTGCATATGGCACAGAATTAGAATGTTTAAGGCTTTTCCATTACTACAAAGGCAACGAAAAAACTCAAACATGGTTTAGCAAGAATTTAAATACATGGATTTTTAAACTAGAAAGGAAAATCTAATGACCCCAAAAGAAATCTTTACCCAGTTCCAGGAAGAAAAACAAAGCCGCATTAAAAGCGGCTGGTCTGAGCGGGAAGCCGGTGCCCTAGCAATCGAGGACACGGCTTGGATGTTAGATCTAAGTATCGCTGATGTTTGCCGCGCTATCTCATTAAATGAATGAAATAGTCAACTCATCTCCAGCGCTACTATCCACGTATGCTGTGCCCTCATAAGTAACTGGGATCGATCCGGTCTCAGGCACACTGATCGAAGGTACTGAGAATTCCACATTGGGAAGGTCAATTTTCAAGTGACGCCCTGAAGCTGAGCCAAGAATCAACTCGATATCCTGAGATTCAAAACGCTGGATAGCATTATAAAGCTCAACCGTGTCATCATTTAAATTCACTTCTACAGAAACTGTGCAAGTCATTCGGTTTGCAGCCACGAAATAGGAGCCATGCAAAGCATCTTCGCCATAGCAATAGTTAACTGCTTCATGTGCGTTTTCGATGGTGACAGTACCATTTCGCAAGCAAAGCATGTTAAGGCCAGAAATATCGAACGATCCAACTAGGCCAGTAACTGGATTGTTTATTGCAGTTCTAGTAGCTGGTTCATAATAGCAAAGGTAAACAGGAGTGCCGGAACCGTCTGCGTCAGCAAGCGGAGCACCGCCAACGGTTATAATATCTCCAGCAATAGAAGTAATCGTTCGAGGAGAACCGCTTGGAGTGTCAGCACTGCGAGTAGTTCCATCAGCTTCGATAATCATCACAAGCCCACCAACTTGCATTCGCTTACCTTCTCCGGTTTGAAGCGTTATAGTATTCCCTGCATTGTTATCGATTGTGCTTTTACCGATACCGATTAAAAAAGCTTCCGCTCCCATCCCGCGAAATTCTTGTTGTGCCCTGCCATCCCCAGGGAATGTCAGCGTAGCACCATCAACAAAACAGCCGCGTGCCTGTTTGGCCCACTTATCCCCTACCTCAAAAATGCTAAAAGTCACACTCGGCTGATCTTCCGAAGTGTAAACCGCGCCTGATGTTGTAACTTCTTTTCCCATCAAGCTTTTATAGAGTAAACGTACTCCAGTATCTATTTCAGCTGAGCTTGCAGCCCCAAGGCTTGTATCGATATTAAAGAGCATAGGGATTGTCCAGCTAAGCTCTTTCTTGCCTTTGATTGATCCGGTATGATGGCGACCAGACTTATGAGGAGAACTTTCAAGCGGCTGGCTATATTCGATTGAAGTTCCGCCAATTGTATATATGAAATCGGCGGAAGTAGGCGCAATTAATTGCCCACGAGTCGTTTCGAGCTTGACGTAAATGTCTTGCTCTAGCGAGCTGCTGTCATTAGTTGAGTTGTATATTGATGCGAAATTCTTAGCCATACATAGACCCCTTATAGGTTAGCAGTCGCGTACTAAATGTTCGTTATATAATACGTCAAAATCCATTCTAAGCAAATAGAACGGCTCTAATAAGTGCAGATCGGTTTGATTGGAAGTATAGCGGCAATGTACTACACCTGGAACGCCAAGATTGGGATTTTCCCAGATTTTCCTAGCAACTTGATATTCCATATTCCACATATCAGCTTGGGAAATATAACCGTTGGAAGTTGATTTGTTCACAATCTCAATCGATACTGACCATGTTCTTTCGACATAATTGCGTTGGTGAACAAGCGTTTCGGTTAGATCTATGAATTGGGCAGCGGGTAATTCATCCTCTTTAAAGTCAGAAGCTAGAAGCCTTACGCGATCAAATCCGACATAGTTAAAGACTGGCATTGATTCTAGAATAGCTTTCAAAGCATTAGCAATCCTAGTCTTTGTCGATGCTGGCTGGAAATTGATTTGAGTGAATAAGGCTGTCATTTCATTGCTGCCCTTAGAGTTTGGATGATCCAATCACTACTACTTTTAATTGCTGGCCTTACAAATGGCCGCGCAGGTATATTTTGCTGTCTGATATGAGCACTTATATTTACCTTTCTAGGATTTTTCATAGGCTTGCCAAATGCAATGCTCATCATTCTACGATGAGCTGGTACGGTTTGTGGTCCTTGATATCCGAACTCATGAATAGCAGCATATGGAACACCGAATGATCCAACGCGAAGCCTTATTGTGTCGCCTCTATTTTCAACCATGTACTGGATTGAATTTAATAAGTTTCCAGTATCGATCAATTTTTGGCGACCAATATTTTGCCGCATTTTTGCTTGCAACACGGAACCGATGCGGATTAGAGCAATTCTGATTTTTTCATCAGAAATCATATCCGACCTACATCAATCGATACTGCTTCGAAACGCCTATAAGGCTGAAGCATTTGCTTAATCATCATCGGGATCTCGGCTAAGATCCCTACCGATTCACCCATCTTTGATGCTGTGGTACGTCCGCTATCACCCCGATTATTATGCAGATAGAACCATTCGGAAGCCCATAGATTCGCCATTACTAGATCATTTGGGATTGTGGAATAACCGGCTGTATAAATGATTCGAACATTGTCTAAACCGATAGGAAATAAACCGTTGAAATATTGAATATTCATTTCATCGCTAGTAATTGCATAATCCGTCGATGGGACTAGGCCAGAAGCCCAGTCCCGATCTGAGGATATGCGAAGCTCCGTAACTGCTGTGATCGGCCAGTTGCGAGGCGTTAGCATTGTAGTTGCGTTCCCGTTAGATCGCTCAGTATAAGATGCACTTTCGAACTTGCGTTCGCAATAGCTTTCGACCCACGCACTCCCAGCATTCAAAAACATAGTCAACTTAGCATCGTTCGTTGTGTCAGATGCTTTCCAGTTTAAATGTGTTTTAAGTTGCGCGAGTGTTGCTAATGTCATGCGAGCGCCTCTGTTTCAGTATTTTGGAGATCTTCAGACTTTACGGTTTTCTTTCTGACCTTTTCCTCTAGGACTTCAAACGCGTTTGGATAATCAGCCATCAGCTTGTAGCCTATATCTGGAGAGACTTCCAATATCGAACCTTTCTTTAAAGTCTCTGGAGCCATCCAGAACCGTGGACTTTTCAACATTGGTACAAAATCAACTTTTTCCAAAAGACATTTCAATTTCATAATCGCAATCCTCCGTTCATTCGTGAGATTGCCATACAACGCGCCACTTGTCCTTTGCTTTGTAATAGTCGTTAGGTATTATTGTATGCACACCCATACGCTCTCTGCGTTCAAAGACTGGCTTGCCGAGAGCGCTTTCATAGCAATCTGCTATCAATTCTGAGCAGTAAAATGCCTGATTACCAGGAGTAAAATAATAGTCATAAGGCGCGTTCAGATATCTATCAGCGATCTTTGCAGCTGCAGCCATCTCGGCCTGGGAAGCAAATGCTGGTTCTAATAATACCAATCTATCCTTTGATGTCATGAAACTAACTAAATCAGTGATTGTTACTCCTTTACCGATTGCCTCGACAACATAGGGATAACTAAATTCAGTAAAAGACAAAGCTCCAAACATCGCGCAATGCTTCCATTCCCCATCTATTAAATAATTGGACAATTCCCCATTTGTTTTAGAAAGGAACACCATACCAGGACGAATTAAAGGCAAAACCGAGTAAAAATGAAAGCCTTTAACTTCCTTTCGTGTATAAGGTAAATGCAAATGACCAACGGCTTTAGTCACCGGCAATAAAACGTCCAAAAGCTTCGTAGAAAAGCTCAAGTCTTAACCTCATTCATCAAATAGTTTATGCCAATAGTCTTATTCGACACCGAATAATAAGTTATTTTAAGCACCATTCCAGCATAAACATCAGAATCGAAAGGTGATTCGCGCTTATAATAGTCTTTTGCAATATTAAGTTCATAACCAAATTGATTTAAAAGAGCATTCGGAACCCCAGAATAAGTACCGCTCGCAGTATCATAAACCCTCAGCTCTGCATAATCTCCAACCTCACCGCCTATACATTCAAGTCCAATCATTTTCACATAAGGAAATGTAGCAGTATAGTTGCATTCAGTGGTCACGCCAGAGCTTACAGAGAAACGCTTTCCAGTATTGCGAGCGAAAAGATTCTTCACGGTTCCACCTACAGCTATTTTTTTTGCTGCAAAAGGGGATAGCGTAACTGTTGGAACTACTTTATTTGAAATAGGTTTATAATTTGTTTCCCAGTCAGTAAGATCGGTTGTATCTGAAGGTGATTTAATCAATTCGCATGAAACTTCTAAGTGGCCATAAAAAGCGAAAATATAGTATTTTTCGCTTCCCTCTATATATTGAGGGTTAGCTGAGTATGTGATAAAGAATGATTTAAAAGCTGCCCAATCAAGTTTTACCATTTAAGTTTCCTTTGACATTATCATCAAACCAGCTTGGAATTTTTTAGACCCAGAAACTCTCGCTAATAAAATTTCAACGGAAGTTTTGTATTGAATCGCTCTATTCATTGGACTGGAAAATACAAGCCTATCATGTGAACCTTTTGATAAACCCAAGAATGCTTGGTTAACATCCGTAACGTCATCCAAATCATAGATTTGGTCTGATATAATATCACTAAACAATAAACCATTTGGATCGAAAATCTCTTCCCCATCTATGATAAATCTAATTTTCCAATCATTTAATGTCTCAGTATTAACAATCCAACCAGCTATATAACCAGACCCTGAATAAGAAAATAAAGTTGTCCAACTTGTTGTTATAGATGTTGCTCTCGCAACTCCACCTGTCGAAGCATTCATATCTATATAACGAAGTTTTTTATTCCAGTTTGTAGCTATAACTGTCAATTCAGCATCAGCGCCTAATGGATCTCCAAAACTTCCTGCTCCTATAGCCATTAGGTAGCCTCTCTATTCAAAATGACTTCATATTTTCTATTAGATGCATCAGCTTTAATTTGAATCTGTGTCACGGTTCCCTTTGGAGACCATGTAATGCAAGAGTTCCATGACAATGTATTGAAAGTAGTACCGCCATCAAATGAAAATGAAATGACAGTACTTCTATCATTCGAGGCAGGGTTAGCTATATACACCTCGCTAATTCTCCCACCTGCAACAGAAGGCAATGAAATGGCTGAAGTACCTACAGTACTTGCATATTGGGACGTTGAGCCGATATTGTCCCGCGATTCAAATTCTGGAGCTAAATCAACCATTTCATTTTCCTAATTAGATAGCTTGACAAGTAATAGTAGCGCGAAGAGAACTAAGAGCTTCAAAGTTCTTAGCCTTAACCTTCAGTTTCTGTGTTCCTGTTCCACCTGTAGTTATCTTCAAGCAATGCAATTCACCATTGATAGTGTATTGTCCTGGACCAACAATGAACTCAGCAAGTACAGTATCAGTCGCATCATCTTGTTGAATGATTTGGAAAAGAGAATCGCGGCGGCTAGAAACGATAAAACCGATTCCACCGTAGCTTGTGCTTGTCGATAAAGTAATCTCGGCATTAGTAACCGCTGCCAATGAAGCAGAACCAGCGGCCAATTCACCCGCTGGTGACTTGTAGCAAAGACCTTCGGTGAAACTAACTGGAATTTGCCCTCCAGCGGTAAGCTGAGGAAGTACAAGGTCGCCTGTGCTATCTTTGAATGCGAAAGCGACAAGACCTTCTTTACCAGCGGCTGCGTCTCCTTCCTGGTCTTGATGATCAACAAGAACAGGCACATTACCTGCAGCGTCAAGCGAAGGAAGCACCAAGTCGCCTGTGCTGTCTTTATACGTGAAGGCAACCAATCCTTCTTTACCAGCAGCAGCATCACCTTCCTGGTCTTGGTGATCAACAATTACAGCGATATTACCAGCAGCGTCCAAAGCTGGTAAAATCACGTTACCGCTAGAATCCTTGAATGCAAAACCAATCGAACCATTCTGCGCGGCAGCGGCATCACCTTCTTGACGAGCAATCAGACTCTTGCCTTCCTGCGTGCTCGAATCCTGTAATGTGGGAAAACTCTCTCGTAAATCAGCCATGCGTTACCCCTTCATCTAGCTTAAGGTGCCCTGCAAATAGCACTCAATATCAGCAACAGGGGAACCACTCCGCGCTGTCGCTTTTACTTCGACTATTTTACCAGAAGAATAGCTTCTTGCGACTCGGAAGGGAAAATTAACATTAGGCACAGCGGCTCCACTACGACCAGAACCGATTTGAGAACCATCCCCTAATATGCGTATTTTTGATTCAAATCTGCATATGACCATAGCGTTCAATAGATTGAAGGTTTTTCCAGCGGGAACCGTATATGATATAAGCGTTTGTTCAATGCCTGGAGTCGTTACGCCTTGATAGTCGCTAAATTGCGGATCTCCAGGCTCTCCAATCTGAACATTGCCAACAACTCGAACGTCCTGAATCCCATCTTCACCGCGAGCAAATTTCCAAATCCCGTTGGTCTCATCATAGACCATGATCGGGATTCCCTTATCATTCAACAGATTGACTGTCTCGCCTTCGAGTTGCAAAGCATTATCAATATCTGAAGCCTGACTAAGTACTACGGTTACATAAACGCCAAAGCGAACATTCCCACCGCTTACAGTGACTTTGCAGTATGGCTTATCATGCAGATTTGTGATTAGACGCTTATTAAAGCTTGTGGCGGTATTGATTGCGGGATGAGCATTTAAGGTTATAACTTCGCCGACAAGCTCGCCTTGCGTGAATTCGAAATACTCGACAGTGACGCTTGCGCCACCATCGAGGGATTCAACAAAAACCGTGGAAAGTAAGGAATTACCAGCAGTAGCCATCTGCTGGTAGTAGACACCTGGAGCTCGCGTAGATAGCTGAAAAACCGCTTTAGATTCGTATTGACCGATCCTTAGAATTTCTTCAGCCATCGCATTCGCTCATCAATTATGGGTTATCAAGTCCCCACATTGTAGCCGTAGCTAACCGAAATTTCACTTGCGCTTTGAGTAAAGCCTTTGAAATCTAGGCGCTGATAGCTTGCGAGCAACCAACGATCTTGAGAAGGTAAATCTTCTTGAATTTTGACACGAATAGGACGACGCATACCGACATACCAGCGACTGATATTCACCAGAAGTAGTGCGGTTTTGTTGGTGGTTACTCCGTCATACACACCAGTAGCATTTAAATCGCTGCGCATAAATTCACTAGTCACAATTGGAATCCCTGCATAGCGAGCGAGTTCACCAGTTACCACAGTTGCTGAACTTCCGTACTTCTCCATTGTGCTGACGTTAGTTAGCCCAATCATTTGCTGCAAGCCAATTGGATCAACGATCCAAAGGAGCTGAGATGGAGATGCACCGGCTTTTTTCATTCGTTGACGCATAGTGCGCAAGAGAGCTTCAGTGATAACGGAACCAGCAAAGTCAGTCGTCCCGCCATTGGCCGAATTGGCTAAGGCTTGGCGACGTAGCCCCTTCCAAATCTTCTCTGCCAAATCAGCGGCGCCGGCTTGTGTATCCGAGTCAATATGTGTTCCGTCATCATCACCATTTAGGATGGCAGATTCTACTGCGCGCTTTTGAGCCTCGACGACTTCGCGTGTGCCAAGCTGATATATTGCAGGTGCGCTATCTTCGGTAAGCTCTTCTGGCAGGATATAGTACTCCGCCAATTTGGTAGCGCTAAATGACACCTTAGAAGTAGTAAAGTTTGTGTCAGTAACCGCAACATTTTCAGCAACTTTACGAGCTTTAGTGAATCCACCAGCAACAGGTAAGTCATAAGGATTCGATGCCATTTGGATCTCTTGGAACTTGTCTTGAACAACCCGCTCAAGCTGTAGTTCCTCGGCATATTGGCTGGATATCAATATTGGCACCCATTCATCCCCGCCGCCTACGACAGTACTGCCGAAGGCTTTTAGGCGTGGCGCTAATTCTTCACGGCCAAAATAGTGATCGGTCATACCCTTAACACGTGCAACGCGATCTTGCTTTTCAGACACGCCAATGTGATCTTTTCCTTCGCCGTAAAACTGCTGGCTGATAAACCGTGCAGAGTTGACTGCATGCTTAAGATCGACGACGACTTGCTTAAGCTCTTGCGGAACATGCTTAAATCTTGGATGAGAGGTGTTCACCTGAATTAATTGCGCTGGATGTGAACAACCGAAAAATTTAAGCGCTCTTTCTTCGTCGCTGGTACGGCCAGAAACAGGGAAAGAACTCCCTTTTAGAATTGCCGAAAGACTTTCAGAATCAGCAGTCTTTTGACGAGTTTCTAATTCGGTTACTTTGTCCTCTAAAGCCTTCATTGTTGCCTCAATTCCTGACATCTAATTACCTCCTATTTAATTAAACGCCCAAAACCTTGAGGCGTTCGTGCATCCTTTTAGCAAAGTCTTCCACCTTCTTTTCTAAACCGCTTTCAAGGAAAGTCGCATTCACTCCTGGAGGCGGTAGGTTTTGCTCAGGCGGAGCTAACCGTTCATTCATTGCTTGTAGCAATTGAACAATACTAGCCAATAATACATTGCTTTGTTTCATTTGGTCTAGTGAAGGATTGACTTCAGTATCGGCATGTGTAGCAGGTTCGAGAGGAACCGTCATCGGATTTTGATCATCCAGCAAGCCCTTTTCCTCTGGTTTGTCGTCCATACAAGATTTCTTGCTTCCGCCTTCTTTCATATAGTACCAGACAACAAAAGCATAAGAGACTTCGCCTAGAGCTGACTGGCTAACTTCTTTTGCTTTCTCCCACAAAGCCTCATCAGTTACCCAGCTTGGTGGGTTTCCTTCTTCACCCGCAACTGCTTGCTGTGCTTCAGTCTGAAACTGACTGGCTAAATCTTCCTCAGCTTTTATTTTACCAACAATAGCAGACAGACCGCCGTCCATTTCTACTTGCTCAGTCTCTTCGAAAGATTCAGCCGGTTTTTGTCCTAATACAAAATGGGTATCGGTTTCGGACAGATTTTCCATAGAATAACCATTATCAGAGGCCCAAGCACCAAGAGCTTCGTGATTATCGAACATATCCTTTGGTACTAGAATGGCTTGAATTTCTTTTTCCATCCAATCCTTGACCTCCTTCGGTGTCTCTTCGGTTTTTAGTTTCAGAAAGTCTAACGACTTTTCGACCGAAAGACCAGAAGCTTGGGAGAGTTCTTTAGCTAAGTCAGAAAAGCTATTCCCATGCAGCCGATGAAAGACTTTTGAAATTGATCTACCTTCGGTAATTGCTTCCATGATTTTATTTAGTGGCTGGGACATTGTTTTTACTGAGGCAGATATAGTCGAGTCCTGATTCATGGGCACGCTAACGATTGAACATTCGTGCAATTCGCAAGCCTTAATATGATTGACTTCCCCTTTGCGCTCCTCATCCATGACGCGCATACCAACAGACATGCTATTTAAAATGCCTTCTTCTACAAGATCTCTAATGCGGCTAATTTCTGGATCTTTGCTGTTAGAAATTCGACCTTTTACATACAAGCCGTCATCTTTAGCTTCAATATTGATCATCTTACCGATTGGTTTCGAATGATCATGATTAAATAAAACGATTGGATTTTTCTTGTAATTATCGAGTTGCCAAGCTTTTTTACCGATCAAATCCCCACCACGATCTACAACCGCTTTATTTGCGTAACCTTCGAAGTAAACCGATCCATCAGATAATGCTTTGACTTTCGAGAACATGTTAACCCCTTATCGTTTTAAACCTAATTGTGGTAAATCGTCTGCACTAACAGTCAACAAAGAACACCGGCAATTAATAATCTCATTTGCTGGCCCCTTCAAATCACGTGGATAGCGCAAACCGTTTTCGAATTCTTCGTCAATATCAACGATTTCGCCCATCAAACGCCAATGATCAGCCTCAGAATCTGGATACTCTCCATTAGGATTCCCACGAACACGGCTATCATTTGCATTTATCCATACCTTTACAAGATTTGGGATGACTTCCTTTGCGTCTTGAGCCGCTGCAGCTTCGCCTAAACTTCTTGCTATTAAAGTCTCAGTTCTTGAAATAGTCATTGCTCGACCAGCAGATATATTAGCCTTGTCCATGATCTTTGCGGCGACTTCCTGCAAAGTGCTTGACTCTTTCATTCCATTTTCAATGATCCGCATGATTTGTTCGGTTGTCGTTTTAGTCATTTGATCAAACGAATCAAGAGCGCGCATCTCAAGCATTTCACGCCTTTTATTTTCATTTCGTGCGCGAATTGCCTGGATTCCTGGCTTGTATGGCTCATTAAAAGGAATCTCTAAAAGCGTGTCATATCCCAATTCGACTTGGCCTGAAAGTGTATCAGTATATCCGTTTGTCCATTCCTCTTCTAACTTATCCATCGCTTGCTTGATGTCTTTTTTAAGTTTGGCCTTACTTGGAGTTTCAAGAGCCTTTTCCTGTAAATGCTTCTTAGCTACTTTTACAGCAGCAACTATTTGTTCCTCAAGGATCTTGAGCCAAAGCTTTTCGAGTTTATCTTGCGACTTCTTTGCCTCTTGTTCTTGTCTGTCTTGAGATTCATTGAACCAGCCGTTACCTTCGGCTTTGATATAATTTGAAAACGCTTCTATGTTTGCCTCTTTATATCCTATTTCCTTAGTCGATAATTCTTGCTGAGGAACTTCAATTTGCGGAGCTTGAAATTGAGGGAAAGCCGGTTGACGCAAATCTCTAAGCGTATCGCCGCCTGGAATTGGTGGAAGCTTCCAAATCTTTGCCCTGACTTCGTTATATGTCATGGTCGATAGCATCGAAGCCGCGACGTTAGACTTCTCCATAAGGTCTTCTTGAAGAATGGGAACATTGCTATAATCAAGTTTAATAACATAACCTTGACCTAAAAACTGAGATAACCGCAAGGTCATTGCAGTCTCAAACATAGAGCCAATAGACATCAATGGGCCTTGCCAGAAGTTCTTTAGAGCCGTTTTGTACTCTTCGCTTCCAAGGCTTCCAACTTCCGCAATACTGAGTTCATGCTTTGGAACACCATAGATATTAATAAGCGTTTCACGGTTATTATGCAGATAATCAATCAACTGCTGATCAGCAAGAGTATCAGCCAGTTTGTGTGGTTTTGTTCCTTTCGGAAGCAGTAGCCCTTTTCTTTGGTTACGGCGACCAGTAGAGTTTTGCTCTATTAGTGCAAGGATTTTCTTTGCCTGTTCGACGTTCATTTCTTCGGTAGCTTCCAGTACTAGCCCAGGCTGCGCTCCCTTCCTATAAAAATTCAAAAGGTACTCAGTAGAAAATTTATTAAACATGGTCGATGAGGAACCAGGTATCAAAGGCGACAAACCCCAATAAACCGATGATGGGTTGGGTCTTTTAACGTGTATGACATCACGCGGTAGGAGTTTAGTTCTTGATCCAGCGGGAAACGCCATAGGATCGATGCCAGTTATGTAATAGCCATTCAAATCTCCGCGAGTATTCACGTCAAGCTGGAGCAGTTCTACCGGCACTTGAACCAGCCATTTGTTTTGCCTACTAATATAAATGAGCGAATTTCCAGTTACAGAAAGATCTGTGATGGATGCGTATTTGAACTCATACGCGCTTTGCAAAGGATTAGGATAATCAATCATTAATTGAACCGGATGATTTTCCTGTGGCTCAAAGCTTTCTGAGCCATCCTTTACCACTCTACGCATTACACGCCAAGGGATTTGCGCAAGCTTCGATGCGATGCGATCATTTAGAATGTAAACCCAATCTTCGCTCTGATAGATAGATTTAAGCAAGCGAGGATCAACTATCCCGCCTAAATCGGAATATCCGAGAAAGTCGGAGCTCCCCCCAAATGACTTTACTTCCAAGTCATCAATATCAACCATATCCATGCTTAAAACTCCACAATGCTGTAATCGCGTTCTACATGTTGTAACATCGCCGCGTTTGCTAGAGCCAATGACATTACCATATCATCATGTGCCCCATCCGGTGCACTATATGTTGGCAAGCCAGTCGCTGTTGTGTTGACTTCCAAGTCATTTAACTCAGTAGATAACAGACCGATGTTAGGTATGCCTAGCATTTCGGTTTCAAAGCCTAACATCAACTTAACCATTAACTCATTTTTGCTAGCATTTGAAAAGGTAATGCCGTGAAATGGCAGGTCAGTCGAATGAAGGATGTCATCAAGCGCCATACCTACGCCGGTTTTATCGTGCCATACACTTTCAATTGTTTTGAAATTTTCTGTGAAAGCTTTGAGCCTCTGAACCTGCACGGGATACGGAACGCCTCGCATGCGCTGAACGCCTACGACTTCACGGGTTTTAATGTCAACAGCTGTAAAAACCGTAAAGTCAGTAGTTCGTGCCCAATCAGCACCGATAACCGTAGATGATTCCTTGTGTCCTGGCTTGAGCCATACAAATTGATCTGCATAATCAAGGTAATCGGTTTTAAAGCATCGGTCATAATTGACAAAAACCCCACCCTCGGAAACGAATTCTGCTTCGTAATATTGCTGGAATAACCGATGAGGCAGAGTTTTACGAGCATCGTCTATGACCTCTTGCGATACAAAAGGATTAGCTCTGCTTGGCGCGTGGATAAAAATCTTGGTCGGCCTGCGACCTTCGTACTTAGCTCTGACCATCTCTTCCTTGGCTTCCATACACTTCCGATAAAACCAAGATGCTTTACCGCGTGGTGTCGAGATCCCGATGATTGGCCCACGCGTAACCGATGTTGTGGTCTTTACGGAAGCATAGACGGCTTCCTTCATTTTGGCACATTCATCGAGTATGTTACCGGCTGTCGCCTCACCTTCCAAAGCCTCAGCATCCTGGCCTGTGCAAAATTGGATGAGCGAATCATTATGAGGCATAGATAGCGTCAAAGCTGTCTCGTTAGGCTTCACGTGTGGCGGAGGTGGAAGCATTCGCCTAATATATTTGAAGGATATCTTTGATTGGTTATAAATTGGCGCAACCACTCTATATAGCGCCTGCTGGGACACCGGAAGAGCTAAAGTCATAGCGCCACATGCTGACAAGGTTTTCCCGAACTTAGTACCACAAGCAACCCACATCTCTAGAAGTCCTGGGATGAACAAAGAATTAAAAATCAGGTCTTGTTTTGTGGAATGTGGCTGTAAAGCTAGTCTGAGTTTTAATTGTCTCGGCATACTTCGTCCATAACCTCGGAAACCATGGCGTCTATAGTTTGTATCGCGCCATTTCCGATTTCATTTTTTGTATCCTGCCTCACCACTCCGTTTGATAGCTGTGTCTCGAAAACAACCGTTGTTTTCCCGTCTTGACCTTCCTTTGTAACCATTGTCGTCGTTTTGTTAAAGTAATCTTGATAGCGACGAGACATGATAAACATGATGAGACCAGGATGAGCTTTCTTAAGGTGCTCATGGTCTCCGTGGTCTCCTGTCGCAACTTTTCTTGCAACTTCTTCCCACCATGCTTGCGCAAGTGCTTTCCCAGTGTCTATTGAGTCACGAAATTCTTTGTGCTCTTCAGTCCAATGCATCATTCTATTCCTGCCAATACCAATAGCAGCGCATACTTCAGAAAGCGACTTACCCTCTTTCATAAGCTCTATAACGGTTTCGCAGTATTTCGGATCGTATTTGCTAGGTCTTCCGCGTGGTAGCGGCTTTTTTTGTTCTGACATGATTTTGTCCATACAACTTTAAGAAGTGTATGGACAACATAAAGACATAGGAGGAATGAGACAAGGTATTTTAACGCAGCGCATAAGCAAATAAACCGTCACTGGTTTTTTTGCGCTGGAGGATTTTCTTTTCGACAAGGTTTAAGCAGGTGCTAGCGAAGTTGCGCTGCTCGTCCTGAGATGCGCCAACTCGGTCTAAGATTTGCTGAATAGTTTTAAACTCTCCTGTATCGAGAGCTTTGAGAATCATTTCTTTTCTGCTTTTTTTGGGCATGGGAGAATCTTCAGAAAGAAACCGTATATATTTAGGGATCTCTTCAAGCGAGCGAAG